ATGGATAGAACGCGGCGAGTATACAGCTATTTGCGCTTTTCGGATCCTAAGCAGTCCGAAGGTGGGAGTGTTGATCGGCAACTAGACTACGCTAGGCGCTGGGCGGTTGAGCATGGTCTGGTGCTGGATGAGTCCCTGACCATGCGCGACGAGGGGCTGAGCGCCTATCACCAGAGGCACGTCACGCGCGGGATGTTGGGCCTTTTTCTCGCCGCCGTGGACGAGGGGCGAGTGCCGCCTGGGTCTGTGTTGATCGTGGAGGGTTTGGATCGGCTGAGCCGGGCAGAACCTATCCAGGCACAGGCTCAACTGGCGCAGATCATCAACGCCGGGATTACGGTGGTCACTGCCTCAGACGGGAAGGAATATAACCGGCAGCGGCTGAAAGATCAGCCTATGGACTTGGTCTACAGCCTGCTGGTGATGATCCGCGCCCATGAGGAGAGCGACACCAAGAGCAAGCGCGTTAAGGCAGCCATCCGTCGCCAGTGTGATGCTTGGCTGACCGGAAAATGGCGTGGGATCATCCGCAATGGCAAAGATCCTGCCTGGGTGGCGTGGAACGGACAGGCTTTCGAGCTTATTCCTGACCGTGCCGAATCTGTGCGCCTTGCCATCGAGATGTTCATGGATGGTCACGGCGCGATGGCCATCATCAGCCGCTTGCGATCCTCTGGCGTTACCTTCGCCGCCAACGCATCCCATCTGTACAAGATGATTCGCAACCGCGCCCTGGTTGGCGATCGCGTGCTTACCGTGGATGGCGAAGAGTTCGTCTTGCCTGGTTATTACCCGGCACTGATGAGCGAGGCAGAGTTTGCGGAACTGCAACGTCTGGCATCCCAACGACATCGGCGCAAGGGCAAGGGCGAGATTCCTGGCGTGATTACTGGCATGGGTATCTGCCGGTGTGGCTATTGTGGCAGCGCGATGGTGGCTCAGAACCTGATGAGCAGAAAGAAGCGACCAGACGGCAAGCCCCATGATGGTCATCGGCGATTGATATGCGTAGCATCGTCTAACGCGCAGGCTTGCAAAGTGAACGGTAGCTGTAGTGTGGTGCCGGTGGAGGACGCCATCATGGAATGGTGCGCCGATGCGATGAATCTGGCTTCGCTGATGAGCGGCGGCGATGCTGGTGTAGGACTACGCGCTGAACTGGCTGCTGCCCGCGCCAGAGTGGTTGAGATTGAGCGACAGATCGAGCGCGTAACGGAAGCTATGCTGAGTAGCGATGCGCCACCATCGTCGTTCGCCAAGAAAGCACGGGAGCTTGAGAATGATCTTGCGCATGAGCAGGACATCATCGGACGCTGCGAGAGCGAACTGGCTGCACGTGCCCGCCTTCAGATACCAGGGATGGCCGACGCCTGGGCGGCGCTGGTGGATGGTGTGAAGGCGCTTGATTACGACGCCAGACTAAAGACACGCCAATTGGTGGCTGACACGTTCAGCAGAATTGATGTGTACCACTCTGGCCTTCTGCCGGGGGATGGCAAGGTCATTGATATCGTCCTGCACGGTCGTAGCGGGGCTGTTCGGGTTCTGAGTGGAGTGTTGAGAGGAGGAACGGTTGAATAGTGTCTGCGGCCATTTGTCAGGATTTTATCATGGCTTTTCCGTGGTCACCTTCATGTGTCCACCGTGCAGCAGTGCGGTGCAATAGGTGGTGATGGCGATTGCCCATACGGTTTGGGCTACGTCGTTGCCAGCTTCTACAATGCAGCCATCCTCGTCCACCACAGCCAGGCGTGCTGGTCTGCCGTCTTTGAGGGTGACGGAAGGCTTGCCGTCGAAGATGCGCCCACTGATGACACTATTCTTGAGGGGTACAATGGGCGGCACGCCCGGCATGGTTTCCAGAATATCACGTTTGATGTCGGCTCTCATGATACTCATTGGGTAGCATCCCTCACGCCACCATTCCCATCCACGTCGAGGGCGATAACCGGCGCGGGCCGGGCGAAAACACCATTATTACCGTTATTCATCAGAGCACCACCTTCCGCACCGCGCCGGCGCGGGCGACCATGGCCATGAGGTCCACAATGGGTGTGGAGCGATCGAAGAGGAAGGTCAGCACGGCGCCGTCGCGGTAGGCGACGGAAACCGTTGCGTGATTCTGAGAGGATCTGGGGTGTTGCGGGGCAGCCCCGTCCGCATTGGGGCGGAACCTCTGCCTGATTGGTTCACCATTGTGCATGGCTCTTTGCATGGCTGTTGGCCTCCATGATGCCGCGCCGGGTGGGCGGCTTCGATGGGGATAATATAGCTAGTCGCTATACTAACAGTCAATAGCATGTAGCTAGATATTTTGGACGGGATGTTTATGATCTGTGGATGGTCAACTTATAAGGGGGCGCTGCGCAAGCGAACGATGGGCAAAAGAAAACCGGCCCGCGCCGGTTCAGTGGACTGCTGGCGATACCTAAAAGGCTAGATGCAAAGCAGCTTGGCCTTTCATTTGATCGCCTTGATCAACATGTTCGTGCTCTCCACGACACGGCCCAGGACCTCGATGTGCTCCAGATCCTGCGCTGGGACTACCACGTCCGGTTCCGATGGGTTAAAAGACCGGACGATCAGGCCGCTATCGTAGCGCCGGAATAGAAACTTGACCGAGATCTGGTCCCCATAACGCAGCAGGTAGACACTCCCGTCTGTTACTTGCGTTGTCCCCATCTCGACGGTGATCCAGCTTCCATCGCTAATAAAGGGGTCCATGCTTGAACCGCGCACCTTGTATCGGATCAGCTTGTCCGCCTTGAGCCCATAGCGCCGTATCCATTCCAAGGAATAGCGGAAGCGGCGTTCTTCTTCCACGGGCTCTGTGTGGATGCGGTTCCCTGCGCCAACCACGACGTTCAGCGCCGGGATCTCAATCTCGCTATCATCCAATGGCTCATCGGGATGGTAAGCGACGACCGGAACAGCGCCTGGGAGGGTACCGCTCGCTGAGTGGTCGTTGTCCATCCAGTTTACGGGGAGATTGAGGGACGCCTCAAGCAGTCTAGCTGATTCGTCGTCAATGTTTCGACTCCCCTTGGCCGGGCTTTTCCTGGCCTTTGCTGCCCACTGTTGAACTTGCCCAGGGCTTCTCTGGATACGGCGTCCAATCTCGGCCTGCTTATACCGACCGAGAAGGGCCAAGAAGTTTTCAAGCCGAATTTCGTCAATAGATTTCATAGTGTCCTTATAGCGTGCTGCTATAGCGCAAGCGACGTGCCCACCGCTATTGACGTATGTATAGCCTAGAGCTATATAATAGCGCCCATGGACATTCGAACTTACGCAATCAAGCATGGTGGCTTCCCTCGCATTGCCGAGATTCTTGGTTTCAACGCCGAATTCTTGCGTCAAGTGGCCAAGGGCCGACGCCGCGTTTCAGCAGAAAACGCGGTACGAATTGAGCTTCTCACCCAAGGCACAGTCACCCGCGCCGAACTCCGGCCCGACATCTTCCACCCTAGGTCTCCAATCCAGGGCGACACTTCTTCCCAGACTCCAGCAGCCGGGAGGGAATCCGCATGACTACAAACGGCACCGTCACCTGGTTCGATCTATGGCCCAAGCGGGAGGGGACCGCATGAGCGCATCATCTATCACCACTTCTATGCCAGGAAACGGGGGCACCCGGATTGCGTTTTCAGCCGCGCGATCATTCCTGGCGCCTATTCGCACGGCTGGGAAGGCTGGAAAAGACCATGCCGAGTGACGCACAAAAACTGGATTGTTCAGCACTTTCGTCCCCACCTGTACCAGCAGACATCGATTTGCGCTCGTATTGCTGGATGAAGCTGGATTTGAGCCGACTTCATTCCAGCGACTTCATCCATCTGGCCAGCAATGAGGAGTTTGGCGCAGCTGTAAAGCTATGGACCGAATCCATGCGGCAAGTGCCTGCTGGCAGTCTTCCCAACGATGACAAGATCCTGTCGTCCCTCGCTGGATATCGAGGTTCTCCCCGGCGGTGGATGAAAGTCAGGACTATTGCACTGCATGGCTTCTCTCTTTGCTCCGATGGTCGTCTGTACCATCCCGTGCTTGCCGAAATGGTACTGGATGCCTGGGGCAACAAGACCCAACAGCCGACATCAAGCCCCTCGGACCCACGCGCCAAGGATCGCGAGCGTCTTCGTCGCTGGCGGGCTGCACAGAGGACCAAACAGGAAAACGGCCAGCATATCAGAACAGAGGAAGCACACTCTACCCAAGCCGATGAAACGGCTGAAACGTTTCAAGACCGTTTCACTGAAACGTTTCCTGAAACGGCTGAAACGTTTCACATAAAAGAAAGAGAGAGAGAAAGAGAGAGAGAAGAAACGTTAATAACGTTTCCTGAAACGGCGGGGGAAACGTTTCCTGAAACGCCACCAACAGAGCCCCCGCCACCGCCGACCACAACCCGCGAAGGCACGTTGTGCAAGAAACTACGGGGGCTCGGCGTCCGTGCGGCCCCCCACATGGTTGTTGTGCAGGAGATGTGCGCACGCCATTCCGACGAACACATCCTGGCCGCAGCGGAAATCGCTCTGGAGAAAAAGGGCAGCGGCATCCACGTCGGCTATATCGCCGCGATGCTTAAAGATCCTGGGAGGTCTTCAGGGAAAGGAGGAAAGAACAAGCCGGCAGCGGGGCCGCCCAACCGCTCTCTCCTGCCGCCCGTCGCCGTTGCCGAATCTCATTTCATTGCCCTGTAGGAGAGCTGCCATGGCAATACCGAAGAAGTCCGAGAGCAATCATCAGCCATTAGTCCACGCGGGCGATGCTGCCAGGGATCTCCTTGCCCGATGGGGGTTCGATCCCAATAACGTGGCGATCCTGCCCGACCGGCATCCCCAGTACCGCGAGTGCGCGCGCCACGGCCGCTATCCGATCTCTATGGTGGATGAGCGGGACGTCATCCGCTACCTGTCGCCGGTCTGTCCGGTGTGCGCGGCGGAGCAGGCATCCCGCCGACTCATGGAGAGCGCGGCGATCCCAAAGCGTTACATGGACTGCGGCTTCGACAACTACGTGGTCGAGATTCCGGGTCAGCAGACGGCCCTCGACGTCTGCCGGGATTACGCAGATCATTTCGAAGAGCACGCCCGTAAGGGATCCTGTCTCGTCCTCTGCGGGAATCCCGGCACGGGCAAGAACCACCTGGCGTCTGCCATCGCCCACGTGGTGCTGGCCAAAGGGCACAGCGTGCTCCAGGTCACCGCCTACGACATCATTGCCCGGATCCGCCAGACCTGGCAGCGTGGAATCGGCAACAGTACGGAGCTGGAGGTCATCCGCGGGTTTGCGGAAGTGGGCCTGCTCATCATCGACGAGGTCGGGAAAACCTTCGGCAGCGATGGAGAGCGGGTGCATCTCTTCGAGGTCATCGATCACCGATACCGCGACCTGAAGCCGACCCTCATCCTGTCCAACGAGAGCATTGGGGGCGTGGAGAAATACCTGGGTCCGGCCGCCTTCGACCGGCTGTGCCAGAATGGCGGGCTGCTGCTCTTTGACTGGCAGAGCCATCGTCGGGGGAGGGGGTGCAAATCCGACACGGTTCTCTGTCTGCGGGGTGAATCATGAACAGAAATCATGAGCAGCAACTGCTGATAGAGCCCCTCTCAGAAGGTCACCCGATGCTGAACCCTCATCCTGTCCGTTCCGGCTGCGCCCGAAGCGCGACCGGGAACATGGCATTCTACCTGATCGACCTTGGCCCATTCTTTACAGAGCCAAGACAGTTCCTGGAAGACCTGCGCGCGTGTGATTTTGCTCCGAAGGGATACGATTGCAGTGCTCAGATCGCCATCCGTCTGATGCGCTGGTCGCAAAGCATCCAGTTGACCCTCCGCCAAAATCACGTGATGAACCAGATCGTCTCTGAAGCCATTCGGCGCGGAGCCGCGATCATCGAATCCAAAATCAGGACGGCTGAATGGTCTATACCAGATCATCACGACGATCATCATGATCTTGCCGTCACGGCGGCCACCAAGGCATTGCAACATTTTGCGGAGAAGCACGACCTGACAACGGTGCCGCACCCCAATATTGCGACATTCGTTGACGTGCATACCCGGTTTGCCTCCCGTGATGCCATGGAAGACTTTATTTATCGAAAACGGCTTGATGCGGAATCTGTGTTGCCACACGAACCGACGTTCTCAAAAGCATCGCTGGAAAGAGTCATCCGGCAGCGGCGATCGGAACTCAAAAATCTCTCCGGAGAAAAGCGGCAGAAGAAAATGCGGGAGCTGGAAAGAATGGAAGCCACGCTTCATGGAGTGCGAACAGAGGTTCGCCTGGAATATGCGCTGGAAGAAAGGGGAGACCATGAGGCACGAGGCAGTAGCGAGCGACTTTCGCTGGAGGAGCAGGTGTCCATCGCGGTCGGAGGTATTGACCTGGAAGAGGAAGACGACAGCTATGAGATGCCCGCCGACCAGCGGGAGTTCCTGGACCTTCTGATTCAGGTGGGCAAGCAGCAGATTTCTGCAAGGCAGCTCATACCTTATCTGGCCGAAGCCAGGGAGTATCGCGCCATTCTCGGTTTTCTTCAGGTGCTGAAAAAGACTGATGAAATCAGCCTTGAAGCAGCATCGCTACGTGAACTGCTGGGCAACCGGGGGCTGGCCGATATTCGCAAGCAGGTCCTGCGTGTTGGCAGGGCCGATGGCTGTGAAGTGGTCTCCCTTTTCGACACATGCAAGGCATACCTTCGAGGGGAGAATGGCGAACTTGATGTGCTGGCTGCACTGCAGGTGGCCTCCGTATGAGAGTCCATCCGCCATTCCCCTGGCTTGGCGGCAAGGGGAAACTGGCTGACCAGATTCTTGCCCGGCTTCCCGAGCCGGCGCGGGAGCTGACCTACGTCGAGCCCTTCTTTGGTGGCGGTGCGGTATTCTTTGCCCGCCGTCCCTCCGGCATCGAGGTCATCAATGATGCAAACGGCGAGATCGTGACCTTCTTCCGTGTACTCCGAGACCGCACGGACGAACTGATCCGGTACTTGCAGAACACCCCCTACTCGCGCCAACTGTTTTACGAGTGGCGGGCCATTCCGGACCCGGCAAGCCTGCCAGACCTCGAACGCGCCGCGCGGTTTTTCTATATCGCCAGATCCGCATTCGCCGCCGAGTCCACCCGCAAAAATCCAGCGTGGGCCTTTGCCAAGGTTTTTGACAATAAGGCTCGGTCCATGGCCTTCGTCATTGATTCGGAATTGCGATTGGTTCGGGATCGGCTGCGGTACGCACTGATCGAGAACGACGATGCCATTGCGGTTGTCCGGAGATTCGATACCCCATCCGCCGTCATCTATTGTGACCCGCCCTATCTCCAGGCCACCCGCAAAGACGGGCAATATGCCGATGAGATGAGTGACCAGGATCACGAAAACCTGCTTCTGGTACTCACCGCATGTGATGCCTATGTCGCGATCTCCGGCTATCCCAATGATTTATATGCTGATCATTTGGAATCTGGCCAAGGGTGGTCCTATGTGGACTTTGCCCATTCCTGTCACGCCAACCGATCAGGGCAAGCTGGGGAAGATATTGATCGAGAGCGGACAGAAAGAATCTGGTTGAATCCGCGTCTTACGGAGTGGTACGAGCGGCACGCTCCGCGCCAATCGTCCCTGTTGGATCTGTGCGCAGTGTGACCCACTCCCGATCTATACCAAGACTGAAAAAAGTACTCATCCTTCCATATCAAGGAGAAAGCCATGGCAGGCGTGAATAAAGTGATTTTGTTGGGCAACGTGGGCCAGGACCCCGAGATGCGCTATACGCCTGCTGGCAAGGCCATCGCGAGTTTCAGTGTGGCCACGTCAGAACGCTACAAGGATAAGGAGGGTATTACACAGGAACGCACGGAGTGGCACCGTGTAACGCTGTTTGGCCGCCAGGCAGAGATTGCCGGTGAGTATCTTCGCAAAGGAAGTCAGGTCTACATTGAGGGCCGGATACAGACCGAAAAATATACCGACAAGGAGGGGGTCGAGCGCTACGCGACCAAGATCATCGGTGATCGCCTCCAGTTGCTGGGCCGCCGTAGTGAGGATGGTGGTGCCAGTGATGGTTACTCCGGTAAATCTCAGGGATCGACTGGCGGGGGCGGTGGGCACCCCGCTCCGATGGATGATCTGGGTGAAGACGAGATTCCATTCGTGACGCAGGCAGATGTTTTGTTCCAGCCGCGCTCCCTGCTGCGGCGTGTTCGGTTTTGATGGCGACGGGAGCAACTTACTTTGTTTCATGAGGATTTTGCAGGCATTGTCTCTGTCTACGAAGAAAGAGATCTGGACGTAGTCTTACCAGAATTATGGTCGCATCCAAAGCCATTAATTTTTCTAATGGGCTTTAAGCTGGTGAAAGCCACCAGTCCAAGTTAGACTAAAAAAATGAGCATTGTTACTTCAAGACCAAGGCACTCTCGAGGAGCGTCCATCCATTTCTCAGGGCACGAAACATTTCCTCTGCGTCAGATGTGGCTCAAGAAGGCATTCGACGTAGCGATCAATGGAGATCTGATTCCTAAGGCTACTTTTGCTGACGAGACTGCCATCGCCACTTTCGGCGTAGGTAGGAATATGGTCGCGTCGATTCGGCATTGGGCATTGGCCTGCGGTGTGATGCGCGAGGCTGACCAGGAATTTCGAATCAGCGGGCTCGCTAGAGAAATTCTGCAGGACGGAGGCTTAGATCCCTACGCTGAGCATCCCACCACCGCATGGCTCGCACATTGGCAACTCGCAGGTCGCTGCTACCGCTCGACCACATGGTATTGGCTATTTAATCATGTGACCGCCCCAACATTCACCCGCCAAGAACTCGAAGAGCCCTTGGCGGGGTACGCTCGAGAACTTGATCCAAAGCACAGGCTATCCACGTCGACGATTTCACGCGACCTGGAGACTTGCCTACGCAGCTACGCGCCGCGGACAGGAGGTGGATCGCCCGAGGACTTTGCCGAACCGCTGCTTGGCGAGTTAGGCTTGCTCCAAGAGATTCACAAAGGTCAGTACGCCTTCCGCCGCGGACCCAAGGCGTCGCTGTACGATGGGGCCTTTGCCTACGCTTTGATCGACTTTTGGGATCGGAAGGCAGAAGGCCACAGTTCGCTAGCCTTTGAAACAGTTGCGTATGCAGAGGGATCGCCGGGGCGTGTATTCAAGCTTGATGAAGAGTCGATCGCGCAGCGGCTAATTTCGCTTGCCGACTTCACAAACGGAAAGCTCGCGTGGACGGACTCCGCGGGCTTGCGCCAAGTCCACAGGAAACCCCTCTCCAAAGAGGATCATAGAGACATGGTTAGGCGCGCCTATGGCTGAGACAAAAGATCCGGTGCTCTCGGACATTGTACAGATTTCGCGCCAATATCAGCGATCAATCCGGATCGATGCCGACATCGGACGGAGCGACGCATTAGACGGCTATATCTTCCATTCAACCGCCTCCTCAGTGATCGATGGGATGTGCAGGCAGATTGCGGAAACCAATCAGCGCAGCTTCACTTGGACCGGTCCCTTCGGTGGCGGGAAATCGTCCTTAGCCGTGGCCTTGGCAAGCGTTCTGGATCCCGACAAGGCCCTCCGCGCGAAGGCTCGCGCCGCCTTACATCTCGACTCCAACCAAGCATTCGACAAGGCTTTCCCCGTCTGTAATGGTTGGCTTGTAGTCCCCGTAGTCGGGCGGCGAGGCAGCGTCGTCTCTGAATTGAGCGCAGCCATCCGCAAAGCCCAAGGAAAGAATTTCGATGGTCGCAACAAGCCCAATGTGCAAGGCGTGGTCGCGGAACTGCTCGCCGAGGCAAAGGACCGTCCAAACGATGGCGTCCTTGTGTTCATTGATGAAATGGGCAAATTCCTCGAAGCCTCCGCCCTCGGCTCAGGGGACGATGTTTACTTCTTCCAAGAGTTGGCGGAAGCGTCGGCCCGTTCTAGTAGCCGTTTAGTCGTTGTCGGCGTCCTACACCAATCTTTCGCACAGTATTCTGCTCGGCTGGGCATCGAGACCCGTGACGACTGGGCCAAAGTCCAAGGCCGCTACTTGGACCTCCCTTTCGTAACCGCCAGTGATGAAATAGTCGATCTCATCGGGCGGGCTATCGAAGCGCAATGGCGTCCGGATTGGATGCTTGATGCGTCGAACATAGTCGCAGACGCTATCCGCTCGCGGCGGCCAGCAGTTGGAAAGAGTTTCTCAACGGCTTTAGCGCGCTGTTGGCCGCTACACCCTGCGATGGCCGCTCTGCTCGGACCGATCTCAAAGCGGCAATTCGGCCAAAACGAGCGCAGCACTTTCGGCTTCCTATCATCGGTCGAAGCCCATGGCTTTCGCTCTTATCTCCAATCGACTCTGCTGAGCCAAGCGACTTGGTATCGGCCAAGCGACTATTGGGACTACCTGCGGGCAAATCTGGAGCCAGCGATCTTAGCCTCCCCTGATGGGCACCGCTGGTCCCAGGCGGTTGATGCCGTTGAACGGGCCGAGGTTAAATCTGATGATTCGTTGCTCGTGACGATGATCAAGAACATCGCGATCATCGACTTGTTCCGAAATGGCTCCGGCCTGGCAGCAGATCTACCGGTGCTTTCGGCACTGTTCTACAAGGTTCCGCAAGAGCAAATCGATGAAGCTCTGCGCAAGCTCGCTTCGTTGAAGGTGGCCCTTTTTAAGAGTTACACAGGGGCTTGGTCGGTCTTCGAGGGCAGCGACTTCGACATCGATGCGGCTATCGCCCAAGCTTTGGCGGCATCGCCTGGGATCGATTATGCCAAGCTCTCGCAGTTCATGGGCATGCATCCTGTTGTTGCCAAGCGGCATTACCACGAGACCGGATCCATGCGATGGATGGAATTGTCGCTTCGCAGCGTGGATCAGGCTGAAAAGATTGTCCAAAACTACAAGCCTCAGAGGGGCGAATTCGGACAATTCATCCTCGCCCTTCCAGGAAGGGACATGTCCTCGAGCGAGGCTCGCAGGCGAGCACAAATGTGCGCGCGCTTGGAGCCGTGGCCAGTGTTGGTCGGTATTCCGTCCAACCATGCCAGGATCGCAGATCTCTCCGCCGAACTGATGGCACTCGAACAAGTCAAAGAGCGTCATGAACTGGGCGGCGATCCCGTCGCCCGACGCGAAGTCTTCGCCCGCCTGGCAGTCACCCGATCCGATCTGGAAGACCAGCTACAGGCTGCTATCTCCTTGTCCGAGTGGCATGACGGCAGTGATGTGGTTATTAAACCAGGAGCCAAGCTTTCACCATTCGCATCTGACCTAGCTGATCAGCTCTATTGGTCCTGTCCGCCAGTTTGGAGCGAACTGGTCAACCGCGACAGCTTGTCTAGCAGCAGTGTCAAAGCCCGGCGTAATTTACTACATGCGATGATCAATGCCGAAGGCCAAGAGCGGCTGGGGATTGAAGGTTTTCCAGCCGAGCGAGGCCTTTTTGAGACCTTGCTGGCCGAGACAGACCTCTACCGGATGGAGAGCGGGGCCTGGAGATTTTGTTACCCGTCCAAAATATCGGGGGAGGGCCTTGCAGAGCTTTGGGAGGCCACGAAGGAGCTATTCGCCGATGCCAGCGCCCGTGTAAGTGTGGATACGATTTACCAGCGGTGGAGTTCGCCGCCGTTTGGGATGAAGCAGGGCATCCTCCCTGTCTTTCTGACAGCGTTCCTGCTGGCTCATAAAGCCAACATGGCCGTCTACAAAGAAGGCATGTTCATTCCACGTCTGAGCGATGCCGACATTGACGAGTGTCTACAAGATGCCACGCGATTCACACTACGCTGGATCGCCATCGACGAAGACAAAAACAAGATCCTCGAAGGCATTTCCAAGCTGCTCGCAGAGGTCGGTGAGAAGTCTGGCGCTTCAGATCCGCTCGACGCCGCAAGGGGTCTCGTCGCCATGGTCTTCAACCTGCCTGAATGGTCGCGGCGCACCCAGCGAATCGGGGATACGGCAAAGGCTATACGCGATATGCTGCTCAAGGCCAGTGATCCGCACAAAGTGCTGTTTGTCGATCTGGCTTCACTATTGGGTGCCGCAGATGGCAAGTCCTATGTAAAGGAGCTTCGGCCTCCATTGCAGGAGATCGCAACTGCCTATTCGAAGATGCTCGAGGAAGTCGAAGCCAAGATGCTTGAAGCCCTTGATGCAACCCGCGACGATTTGGAGTCGCTGCAAAACAGAGCTAAATCTGTGGCGGGAGTCGCAGGGAATTTCCGCCTGGATGCGTTTTCGACTCGGCTTAGCTCCTACGATGGCTCCCGCGAGTCCTTGGAAGGACTTCTAAGCCTGGCGGCAGACAAGCCTCCCCGCGATTGGGTCGATCGGCACATCGATGCAGCTGTGCTGGAGCTCTCGCAATTCGCGCGCCGCTTCCGCGAGGCGGAGGCTTTTGTATCAGTACAAGGCCGCAAGGCTCGCAGCGAAGCCATTGCTGTGGTCATCGGCGCTGGCGCGGACACAAAGACGATCTCCCGCACATTCGCTATTTCAGAGCGCCATCGCAAGACCGTCGACGACAAGGCGGAAGAGCTGGCCTTGATGCTACAAAACCAAGACTTGAGCACAGATGTATTGCTGGCCATCTTGGCCAAAACCGGCATGAAGCTGGCGACGGGCAAGGAGGAAGCAAATGGTTGAACGGCACGTCTTAGGTATCTCTGGCGGCAAGGACAGCGCGGCTTTGGCCGTGTGGATGCGCGACAAGCATCCCGAGCTGGATATCGACTACTTCTTTACCGACACCGGCGAAGAGCTCCCCGAGGTCTACGAGTTCTTGGGGCGCCTTGAAGGCTACCTTGGCAAGCCCATAGTGCGGCTTAACCCCCGCCGCGACTTTCGCTTTTGGCTCCGCGAATACAACCATTTCCTACCCAGCCCACAGACTCGCTGGTGTACTCGCATGTTGAAGTTGAGGCCATTTGAAGAATGGATCAAGCCCTGGCTGGCGGCAGGAGACAAAGTCGTCTCATATGTAGCCATCCGAGCCGATGAAGACTACCGCGAGGGCTATTCCGCGAAGGCTCCCAACCTAATAGTCAGGCTCCCCTTCCGCGAAGCGGGTGTGGACAAGCCCGGCGTGGTTGACATTTTGGAATCGTCTGGCGTCGGCTATCCAAAGTATTATGAGTGGCGATCGCGCAGCGGCTGCACCTTCTGCTTCTTCCAGCAGAAGATCGAATGGGTAAGACTTAAAGAGCACCACCCCGAAGCTTACGAGGAGGCCAAGGAGCTGGAGAAGGACGCCTTGGAGCATGGATCGCCCTTCACCTGGTCGAAAGGCGAATCCCTGTGGGACATGGAGAAGCCCGAGCGCATCGTCGAGATCAAGGCTGAATACGAGATCCGTCGCGCGCGCCTTCGCCGGAGCATCCCGATCAACCCTCTCCGCCCGGTCAAAGAGTGCCCGGAAGACATTGATGATGTCTATGGCGAAGACGAGGGCGGTGGAGCTTGCGTGGTCTGCCACAAGTAGATCACTGGTGGACGGGGAAAATGAGCTCAGATCAATCGAATCTCGCAAGGGCGTAGCCAAGGGACAGCTAAAAAGGGCGAGCAGTTTACGGGCTGTGCCACTTTTGGACGATCTCTTTGAACGAGATGAGGCGTCAGCGACGCCTCGGGATTTTGAGCACCACTGCGGCAACTTCATCGGGCTCTTCGATCGATACATAGCTCAGCATGTCCTCGGTGTGAGCTATCGCAGCCAAGTGTCGAGCTTGTCGAAAACGCGCTGGCACAAGTGCTCGGAGCGCTTCGCGATGAAGGCCGAATCCCAATGGAGGCCGCTCTGCCCTCTGAACGCCAGCGGTGCCAAGTGCGAGAGATAGCTCGAAGCCGCAACCAGCGTCGATAGAGCCGGTGGCACGCTGCCGATGCCGAGAGAGGCTGCCAAGGCGGCTCCGGTTGGGCCTGCTGCCGTCGCCTCTGGCGTGGTGAGGTTCCAGTAGTAGAAAACCTTGTCGGGCCACTCCGAATAGATAGACGAATTCACAGGGCCCGAGAGCAGCGTCAAGTTGCCGATCTTGTCAACGATTGAGTAATTGCCCGGGTAAATCGTGGCGTCGAAATGGGCGGCGAACTTAATCGACGAAGGTTGGTCACGGGTGGCGACATGCTCAATGACCTCATAAGAACTTGAGTGCCAGCCCCGGCAGTTGAGCAGGTCGGCCGAGTTGGCCATCCCGTCGGTGAAGAGGCCTTCGTTGCCCGCGGCGATGTCAGGCGCCGCGTCGTGGGCGGAGGCGAACAATGCGAACCGGCAAACCGCCTTGCGCGAGTACCAGGCATTTTCCTTTGCCATGCCCACCCAAATCTGGCGCGCTGCCACTGCGTCTCCGGCATTGTAGATATTCTGATTTTCCAATGCCTGCCGAAATGCAGATTTGACGAAGGCGGACGTCTGATTTGCTGCTCCGTTGGCAACCGAGATGTTTCCTGCCGCCGCTTGGAACAAGGCTCGATAGTCAGAGTCAGGGAAGCGGCCCTGCTGCGCTCCCATGTAGAGCGTAAAGAATGCGGCGGTGGCCTCGCACACGGCCACAAATTCAGCCGCGGCTGCGGTCCTGCCAGCCGCGTTGGACTGGGAGTGAAGCAGTTTCGCGTAGAAAATGCTCAACACCGCATGCGCGAACTGATGCCCCGCATCCCTGAGATAGAATACGCACAGCCCAGCCCGGTCTGCCTGCTGTGGAGTGAGCCCCATGGCCATCAAATGGTTGCATAGGCCAAAGGTCGCAGAATTCTTCGGCGACCTGCGCGGCTTGACGAAGGTCAGAAAGTATTCGGCCTGATCCGCGATCGTGGTCACGAAATCGATCGACTTCTGGGTGGGGACCCCAGCCGACATCGAGCCTTCAAGTGTATCGGTCAGCCAATCTCGCTCTTCGCTGAAGCGCCGGCTTCGCTCCAGTCCATTGAAGACCAAGGCCGATGACACGATGACCTTGTCCGTGAGTTCCTCCTTGTCCGACGAGTTGCTCTCGGTCTCAAAAACCTTCTCGATCCGATCGACCTGAGGCTTGATGGCCGTCGAATAATAACCACTGCCCCAAGCTTTGACGATCTGCGGCTTGAACACCTCAAACGCTGTCAAAGGCGTGCCGGTCGCATTTAGCGACTGAAACATGTCGAAGGCCAAGCCCAAGTCAAGGCATTCAATCACCACGAGGTGGCACGAGTTCTTTAAAAACGAACAAACTGCCAAGAGGAGCATGCCACCAAAGTAGACCGACTGCTTATCCAGCGCGAGCGCGCTGATGGTCGTCCATGTTGGCGGATAGGCCATGAAGTTTTGCAGGCTCCCGTCGGCGACGCCATTCGCCGACAGCAGCCCGCTGGCCAGACCAGCGTCGGCTGCTTGGATTTCCTCGCTGATCTTCTCCTGGAAGACCCTCAGTACAGAGCCTACGCGCTCATCGGTCGATATCGCATTGATCGCGATGCCCGCGATGAACTTTGAGAGGAAGCTTGAAGTGTTGGAGCGATAGAAGCTATTGATGTCGCCACTGAGCGTCCACTGATCCGATACAGGGTTCGCCGACACGTCGCCCGCCCTGATGATCTTAGGCTTCAATGCCGGTTGAGCGCCTGTCTTGGTGATCTCAACCGAAAAGAACTTGCGGATGTTCGGCAGCTCATCGGTCAGCTCCGTCGCCAACGCATCGAACTCTGCCCCCGATCCGGCCAACGCCTTGAGCTTGAGCACCGTCTGGGAGATCTGCTCAGCGATCACGCAGGCCAAGATTGCGATGGAGGTGATGCGCTGCTGGCCATCGACGACGTTCGCCACCTTGGTCAAAAGGTTTGGCGTGTCTGAGTGGACGTTTGTCTGGACGTTTTTCTCGTCGTGGAGGATGACCGTGCCCAGGAAGATGCTGTTCTCGGGCTTGGTCAGCGTGCGCTTGATGCTTGAGAAAATGTCCTCGATCAGCTTCGTGGCGTTCTCTTCGTCCCACGAGTAGTTGCGCTGGTAGTAAGGCACATAAAAGCCGCGCCCGCTCTGAGAAAAGAAGTCGAGCAGGCTGGCTGCATCGTGTTTGAATGGTTGCGCCACAAAGAGCTCCCTGGATTACTAGATTGAGTTATCGGTTCGGATGGCGGCCACGGCCGCTTCGATGTCCTGGTCGGACAGGAATGGCGCTTGAGCGAAGACCAGGCCCTGCTCACCGTTGAGCTTTGCGGCCAGATGTCCTCGGCCCAGAAGCAGCTCAGCCCCCGGTCGGTCAAGTGCGATCTTGGAGGTGGCCTCGCTGGACACTTTCAAGATCAAGCGGTTGCCAAGGTTCTCGCGAAGTTGCATTGGCATGACATCCTTGTCGGGACGCTGCGCAGCGAAAATCAGGTGGATGCCGGCCGCGCGGGCTTTCACCCCAAGGCGCTGCACCGCCGCACCAACGGCCGCCTTATAGACGTCGTCAAGCATCCAGTCGGCAAACTCATCGTGGACCAAGAAGACCATCGGTAGCCGCTCTTCGACCGAAACCTTGGAGTTGTAGGTCGGCAAATCGCGCGCCCTGGCCTTGGCGAAGGCGCGGTAGCGATCCTCCATCTCCTGGACCAGCGCTCCGAGAACCTCGCCCGCTTTCTCCTTGGTGGTGACGATCTCGTCGCGCATGTGCGGCAAGTCTACCAACGGGGCGTAGTCCACACCCATCTTCGGATCAATCAAGATGATCTGAGCCAGATCCTTGGGGTTGGTCGCAGCGATGTCCAGAAGCAATGCTTGGATCAGTACCGATTTGCCGCTTCCCGTCGCCCCGGCAACCAACGAATGCGGCTCGTGCGATGAGAGCCCGCCGAACTCGGACCCCAAGTTCAGATACAGCAAGGCCCCATTGATCTCCTGGAGCCCAAGCAGGAAGGATGTGTTGATACCTGCGGCATTCCTGTTGAGCTCGCGGCGCGACCACAGTTCCCAAAGCGACACAACCTGTCTCTTCGCGCCTGCCACCGTCACCACGATCTCGCCTGGCTTGGGCTGAACTGTGACCAAGTTGATTGCATGCGTGGTCAGCAGTTGCATCCTCTTGTTCTCGATATCTTCCACGCGCAGACGATCAGAGCCGGCAAGCTTGATCAGGCAGCCGTTCGGGGTCAGCCTCGTGCCCAAAATTGAAGCCTGGAGCCCGTAGCTGTTGAGCGCCGCCTTGAGCTTCTTGGTGACTTCCTGAGCCCATGCATCCCGCTCGGCATCGGCCTGCGCTCCACCAGCGAATTTTCTGGACACGAGCGCTGAGAGAGCCTTGCCAAGGTTGGGTGGGCTGACCGCAGGAGACTGCGCAGAAGTTAGAGCCGATGTCGAAGCTGGCGGCTGTGCGCCGGCTTGGGCAGGTTCTTGCGCCAGAGCCGATGGCTCGGGCGCTGCATTTGGCTGGATCGATTCCCCGGCTGCTGCTTCGACGGCTTCCGCTTCCTGGACTCCGGCATCGCCGCTGGCGAGCTGCCCCATGGCGGCGAGCCAGGGCACACGAGGCGCCGGCTTTTTGAAGTCGTGGCACTCCCATGGCTTGTGAACTCCAAGCCCCGCCCGAGCCTCGTAGATGCCCGAGCCCTTTGCATAGGCTTCGGCAAGCTTCCGAAGGTCGGGGCGGTCGAAGACTTCCTGCCAGGCCTGGACGCCATCGGACTCTTCGAGCAGATCCTGGTCGGATGCGGATGTCGCGCCGGCGTCCGAGGTGTGGACGTAAACATGGGAATAGCCTCGCAGGGATATTTCCACATCACCCTCGCGAAGCTTCGATCGCGCCCGCTCCATGAGCCCGGTCATGCCAGGCGGAATCTCAGCGTCGATAAGCATGTCTGCCAGGCGAGCAAGCCATACGTCTCGATCGAGACGACCAGGATCTCCAAAGAGCGCCTCGCGGAACATGCCCAATGTGGCCAGGAGCTGGTCCTTTGAATCGCGCCGGGCCTTGGCGAGCCCATCGGCCGATACATACTTCGACTCGACGATCGAGATGACGATGCGAACGCCTTCCTCCCGCTCTTCGACATTGAGCGCGAGGATATCTGCGATTCGGCTTTCAGGCTGGGAGAGCCAGCTCGCATAATCGTCTAGCAGGAAATACGCCGTCAAGATCTGCCCCCCGTTGGCAGCGGCTTTGAACTCCTCGGCCAGCAGGCAGCGGCTGAGAACCAAACCGATCATTTCGCCAGCCGAGACGCCTCGCTTTGCCGCGCGCAGCACAATGTCACCCGAAATCGAGAGTGCGTCGCGCTTGGCTTTATCTGCGGTGGCCCAGATTTCATCGGAGCCAAGCTGGAGGAGAGCTATAGTCAAATCTGGTGTATGAGCATTTTCTGACAT